TCTTTCAATCAACAGAAGGAATCAGCTGAGCAACAATGGATTGATGAAGGTTACGCTCGTTTGTTTTTCTAACTTATGACAACTAACAACCACCCGATCACCCCACCGCCGGAGCTGGTGCAGCAGTGGGTTGCCGAAATCTGGCATGAAGGCACCCCCGTCCGCGTCTCACTCAGCGATGAGCACATTGCCACCCGCGCCGCCCAATGGGGAGCGGACCAGGAGCTGGAGGCGTGCCTAAGGCTGGTTGAGATTGACGCAGGTGAGGATGCTTATGACTTTGCTCGCTACATCCGCGCCGCCCGCCGCCCCAAGCCGCCGAGCTTGGCGGAGCGGGCATTACAGGCTTGGCACGCTGTTGAGACAGGCACGGACGATCAGACGGCCATGGCAGTCATCCGCCGCGCACTGGAGTTACTGCAAGAGCTGGAGGGTTCGCGCTGAAGCAGGTTCTAATTTGATTCAAACTTGAAATTCGCCTAGAAACAACCATGCCACGACCAAAACGAAAACAGCCTTCCTGGGAGCCAGCGACCGAATTCAAGGTCACAAGGCTTGAGCGCAATGGCCCAAAGGAAGGGCAGTCAACAGAAGCGTGGCTTTATGGAAAACGTAGATCCGATGACGAATGGGATAAACTTAAAGCTAAGAACATCAACCGTCTTTTATGAGCCATCCAAAATCTGGTTTTTACGAAAGAGACGGTTTTGAGTACGTCTCTGTTAGCTCTGTCCTGGGGCGCACCTCTGAACTGTTTAATCCAAACAAACAGAAGGGCCTGGAAATCTGGCGGCAAATGCAACCAGACTGGGAGGACATTATTGCAAGAGCCTGTCGCAGAGGAACAATCATTCACTCTGAAGTCGAACTTTCATTTTTTGGCAACTATCGCAAGGATGAACTTGAAGAAGCAACAATGGATGAAATCATGCAATATAATATTCATGAATACATGACACATTTATCTCCTGTTCTTGATTTAGTAAAAGAAGAAAACTTTGAGGGCGCAGAACCTAAAGCATCTTTTCTTGCAGAAGAGGCGTTGTTCTGCGACAAAGGTTACGCGGGCACCGCTGACCTAAGGCTGCACTGGAATGGTCAGTACAGTATTTGGGATTGGAAAACTGTGCGCTCCTACAAAGAAGAGGGTGTTAAGAAAAAAGCAAAGTCAATGTCTCATTACAAAGAGGCGTTCGTCCAGATTGCTGCATACGCTCTCGCGCACAACCTTGCAGTTCGCAAAGGAGAACTTGACAACGAGATTACGCAGGGAGTAATCTGTGTTTGCTATGACTGGCGTGAACCACACATCCATGTCTTAGACAAGCAGGAGTTAAAGGCTGCAGCGCTTGAATTTATTGAGCGCTTTGGGGCTTACTGCTCTCTTGAAAACACCTCATTCCCTCGCGCTACAGAAGTAGCAATCTAATCATGTTCACAATTGTTGCAAGCGGCTATGTCATGGGAGAAGTAAAAATTCAAGAGAATGATTACGGCAAAAGTGGGATCGTGGGCATCAGCTGCAAAACCGGCAGCGGCAAACAAACTCATTACGTCAACGCTGTTTTTTACGGCAAAAGGATTGAAGTCGCTCAAAAGTATTTTGCTGATGGGCGTCAAGTGAGTGTTGTCGGCACTCTCAAAACTGTCATGCCGAAAAAGAAAAAGGATGGCACCGACTACGTTGCTATGTACGTCGATGTTCAGGACTTCACTCTTCCTGAAATGAAGTCCAGCGAAGAGGGGTATTCTTCCGCTGCGCGTTCCCGCAAGGCTGTTGCAAGCATCGAAGACGAAGACGTTGCATTCTGATTTCTTGGCAGAACACAGCTAGGTAAATGATCCCTGTAGCTGTTTTGCCTCCCCAGCGTCAACGCCTTTACTGCTCGGGCCAAGTGGTAAGTAGGCAATGTAGTGTGATCATTGCTAGGACACGGCGCACGCAACGGTAACGGGGTCTCGTCAGTGAGCAGAATGGTTCCAGCCTCTCCATGGCCTCTGGATTCTGTTAAGGCAAATTGTTTGTAAGTCCAAGCTTGAGAGCCCCCGAAAGGGGGTTTTCTTGTATCATCACTCTGTCAAGATTGATTTACAATGGAACGGTTGATTGGACTTTACAGTCCCGCCCCTAGGTCTGGTAAAACATTTACCGCAACCGTTCTTGTGCATAAGGGCTATCAGCCAATGAGCTTTGCAGAGCCAATAAAGCGCATGGCTGTTGAGTTTTTCATGAGCCTGGGATACTCAAAGGAGAAAGCACTTAGTCTTGCTTGGATTGATAAAGCAAAAGTTCTCCCAGAAATCAACGCAAGCCCTAGGTACGTTTTGCAAACAATCGGAACAGAATGGGGTAGAAACTATATCGCTGATGACATTTGGGTTCGCTGTCTCTGCGCACGAGCGCAAGAATTTTCTCGTGTTGTTGTTGATGATGTTCGCTTTGAAAACGAAGCCAATGCCATCCTTGCTATGGGTGGCGAACTATGGATGATCAGGCGTTCATCAGTTGTCAACGATTTCAATCATGCATCAGAGGGCGCACTTGATAACTGGGAAGGCTTCAAACATGTAATAGATAATGATGGTACACTAGAGCAGTTCAGGATCAAGATTGACGAACTGATCTAAATGCTTGGCGACAGAAACGATACTTTTTACGGGGCGCGGCTTGTAGCAGACGCACGCCTACATCTGGGTGCAATTATGAACGGCCAGTATTCAGAGGCGTTCTTTGTGACTATGTGTAAAATCATGTCACAAGAAATTTATCTTGGTTATACAACTTTTACTGGTAAAGAAATTAAACTACAAGGAATAAAAGATTTTTTCTACAATTCTTTTTATGGGCTTGGGCTGAAGCGAGGAACAATCAATATCTTTCTTGCTAATTGCTCAAAGGCCGCAATCAGCGATAGAACACAAACGCAATACTCAATGCGTTTTATTAGATGGCTGCAAAAGCAAGATCCTGTTTTTGCATTTCCACAAGAGTTGTTTGAATACAAAAGGCTGAGGTACTGGGTTGCCTGCAAATACAGACGCAGGAAATCTGAAATGTGGTTGCGTCTAGGATTGCTGCAGTCGATCTATCATCAAAAGCCGCATTTACTGCAAGACATAGGCGTTAACAGAAAGTACGAAGATGTTGTTAAATGCGCAGAAGAAAATGATATATCTGAGGTATCGAAAAAATTCAAACCCATTGAGCTGTACAAAAATCCAACACTAGAACAAGTTAGAAAGCTTGCTGAAAAACTTGACGAGCGCCTCGATAAGCTTGAAAAACGAGTTCTTATCGCTAAGCTGATTGAACTTTACAAACTTGGGCAGCAAAACGATGACAGCAAAGCTGTTCTCAACAATTAACGACTGCTCTGAGCAACAGTTCTCTTTCTTCGTTTCTGGCAAGCCTGAAACGCAAGGCAGCAAAAACGCTTTCGGGCGCGTCTATACAGATCGAGAGGGTAGGCAGCGTGTTGCTGTTGCCATGGCCGAGCAGTCAAAAGGGCTCTATGCCTGGCGCTCGGCAATCGGAAAAGTTGCCCTGCTAATGCGGCCGAAGGACTGGCAGACAGACGGGATCTACACTCTGTCGGCAGTTTTTTATATGCCGCGCCCCAAGGGTCATTTCAATAGCAAGGGTCAGTTGAAAGCTGACGCCCCCATATTTCATGCTAAACTCGGTGATGCGGATAAGTTGCTTCGCGCCTGCGGGGATGCTCTTACTAAGATTTGCTACGACGATGATGCTTTGATTGTCGCCGCTTCGTCAATCAAAGTGTTTTGTGATCCTGTTGACGGTCCAGGGGCGCACATCAGTGTTTCACGCCTTCATGTAGCAGGTGCGGCTGCCATGACTCTTGCGTTAAAACCCTGACCCCTGACTTGCAAGATCGCTTTCGTCGTGGTAACTTGTATGAGCCAACCACACATGCCTTATGGCACGTAAAAAGCAGGGCGCAGAAACCGTCCTTGATCCCATCGAAACCGACCAAATGCCTACTGAACTCGCTGCTCCTGAAATTGATAACGAAGTGAGCGAAGGTGCAAAAACCGTGCGTGTGCGCGGTGAAAAGAAAGTTGGGCAGGAACTGCTTGACTTTGTGAAAGAGAACGAGGGTATGCCCGTTGAGGAGCTTGCCTTCAATGCTGGTTACTACACCAAGACCACCAACGTTGAGACCGGCGAAACCACCACGACGCCCCACAAGACTGAATTCTTCAAGGCTGTCACCGAGGCCAGCACCGGCATTCCCTTTGTGTCTGCCAAGCGTGCCTACAGCAGCCGCAAGGGCCGTGCTCCCGTGATCACCGTGGGCAAGCTAGGCAACTGTGTTGTGGGCGCCCGTCACAGCTCTGTGGCTGGTTTTGAGCCTGGTAGCAAGGTTCAGGTGGCTTCTGAGGCTGGCAAGATCGTGCTGACTTCTTATGAGGGCAGTGACGAGGTTGCTTCCGACGAAGACGATCTCGATCTCTGATCTGTTGTCCATTGGCCCTGCTACGGCGGGGCCTTATTTTTTTTCTCATGAAACCTTTACAAGAACAGGCAAGGGAATGGCGCAAAGCATTTGAAGTTGAAAACGATCCCATCAAGGGAAATCTTCAATTCAATTTGCAAGCCAAGCTAATCGTTGAAGAATACACAGAAGTTGTTGACGCGCTGTGTGTTTTTGATCAAGACAACAAACTGACACATTCGGACCTTCTGAAAGAACTTGCCGATCTTGTTTTCGTCTGTTATCAAGCAGCGGAAAACATGGGGTGGGATCTTGACGAAGCAATGTATCGAGTATTTGTAAGTAATATGAGCAAGCTTGACGA